ATACGACACACACGAATTTATACATGTTGGTGATAATATAGAAGAATTAGATGAAAGAGATAATTGGACAAATATATCATATGAAGAACTAGATGAGCGAATTAACAGTAGAAATCTTTAATCAAGCATATGTCAAATGTAAAAGTGAAGACCTTGGATTAGTCCAAGACCTATCAGACTTTTTTACATTCCAAGTGCCAGGTGCAAGTTTCATGCCTAGTGTCCGTGCGAGAAGATGGGACGGCAAGATACGATTATACAGTAAAGCGACTGGTAAAATCTATAGAGGGCTAGTACCGTATATACAGCATTTTTGCGAAAAAAACAGACATACAATCATACTACCGGAAGGCTTAAACAGCGGAGGCCGCGTTCCTAGAGATGATTTTTCCAAATTTGTTGATAAAATTTTGACTAAATCATTGAAAATAAGAGATTATCAACTGGACGCTTTTGCACATGCGATTAATCATAGACGCTGTATTTTGTTATCGCCTACTGCCAGTGGTAAGTCTTTAATCATCTATTGTATCATACGAATGATGACAACACTTGGTAAAAGAAGTTTATTGGTAGTACCAACCACATCATTGGTAGAACAAATGTACAAAGACTTTGAAGACTATAGTTGGAAAGCGGAAGACTATGTACAAAGAAAGTATTATGGTTATGAGATAGATGAAAAGAAACCTGTTGTTGTATCTACATGGCAATCTCTTGCCACATTTGATAAAAAATACTTTGAACAGTTTGATTGTGTAATTGGTGATGAGGCACATCTATACAAATCAAAAGAACTACAAAAGATTATGGGTAGTCTAGTCAATGCAAACTTTAGAATAGGCACGACTGGTACCCTAGATGATAGTAAAGTCCACAAGTTAGTGTTAGAGGGTTTGTTTGGTCCTGTTACGAATGTTACGACCACTAGAGATTTGATAGATAAGAAACAACTTGCAGATTTGAAAATACAATGTGTGGTACTTAAATATCCTAAAGAAGATTGCATACAAGTGAAGAACTTAAAGTACCAAGAAGAAATGGAATACATAGTAACACATCAAAGACGAAACAACTTTATCAAAAATCTTACCAAAGACCAGACAGGGAATACTTTAGTTTTATTTCAATATGTTGACAAACATGGTAAAATACTGTATGATATGATTGGTGATACTTTAGACCCACATACAAGAAAATTATTTTTTGTTTATGGTGGCACAGACACTAAAGATAGAGAAACAATAAGGAGTATTACAGAAAATGAAAACAATGCCATTATCGTTGCGAGTTACGGAACTTTTTCTACTGGTATCAATATTAGGAATCTACACAATGTTATATTCGCAAGCCCTACCAAATCTAAAATACGAGTTTTACAGTCTCTTGGTCGTGGGTTGCGTCTTGGTGATAGTAAGTCTAAGGCGACTTTGTATGATATTGCTGATGACTTTTCGTACAAAGAAAGAAAAAACTTTACCCTCAATCATTTTATGGAAAGAGTAGGGTTTTATACAGAGCAGGAGTTTGACTACGAAATGCATAATGTGGACATATAAATAATAGTATGACTAAGGTAAAAGAAACACATGTAAGAATACCAATACCAAGATTATTAAAACTTGTTTCTGGTGAACAAGTAATCGCAGGTATATACACGCAAGAAGGCTCTGACTTTCTACGATTACATGAACCATACAAAATAGATTTGCATAATGAACCAGTTGAAGATGACCAATACTGGATAGAAGAGCGTATGGCATTGAGACCATGGGTATTCCAATCTACTGATAAGATATACTCAATACATAAAAATAATGTGATGACTTTAGCCGTGCCTAACGATAGTCTCAAAGATTACTATAATAATATAAGAATGAATTATCAGAAAAAATTAGAACCTATACAAGATAAACTCAAAAGAGAACAAGACAATCGTAACAAGTTTCAGAATATGATGGATAGAATGGACGATGAAGAATACTATGATACTATGGAGTATCTCAAAGGTAACAAGACTAAACACTAAAGCAAGATACTCTGACAACCGGGGCATGGCCCATTATACACCAAGTTACGGTTTTTGTCAAGCACTTTTTACCAAAAAAATAATTTAACTAAATGTAGTATATGTGGTTGACTTTTATACTATAATGTGATATAATAGATAATTATGAATGTAAAATTAAATACAAGAAAAAAGGAACATTATGTTGATAACAAAAAGTTCCTAGAAGAAATGAAAAAATACCACAAGAAAGTGGTAAGTGCAAGAAATAGAAAAAGAAAAGATCCACCTATAAGTGATTACATTGGTGAGTGTTTTCTAAAGATTGCAAATCATTTATCTTACAGACCAAACTTTATAAACTATACATACAAAGAGGATATGATATCTGATGGTATAGAGAATTGCCTACAGTATGTGGCAAACTTTGACCCAGATAAATCATCTAACCCTTTTGCCTATTTCACCCAAATAATTTATTATGCTTTTATTCGTAGAATACAGAAAGAGAAAAAACAAACAACGATAAAACAGAAACTAATAATGAAGGGTGGACTAGATGAGATTGTAAGGCAAGAAAGTGATAATACAGAATATCAAAATGCCTATACAGACTTTCTCAAAAAGAACATGATATACGAAGAAGAACCAAAACAAGAAACACCTAAACAAGTAAAACGAAAAAAGAAAGAACCTAAGAAATTAGAATACTTTATGGCATAATATGGAAATTGCTTTAATTGCAGATACACACCTAGGTGCAAGAAACGATAACCCTCATTACAGTAAATACTTCTATAAGTTTTATGATGAGATATTTTTTCCTTACCTAGAGGCTAATCATATAAAGAATGTGATACATCTTGGTGATGTGTTAGATAGACGAAAGTTTGTAAACTTCAAAACACTATCTGACTTCAACAATAAGTTTGTAAAACCATTAATAGATCGTGGTTGTAATATCGACATCATTGTTGGTAACCATGATACTTATTATAAAAATACAAATGAGATAAACGCACCAAGTGAATTACTCAACCCTTTATTGTTTAACATACATAAAGACCCTAAAGTAACAACGATAGATGGTATGAAAATGATGTTTCTACCATGGGTTAATTCTTCTAACATAGAACAAACAACCATGATGTTAGAACAAGAGAGTGCTGACATGGTACTTGGTCATTTAGAAATCAAAGGTTTTGAAATGCACAATGGTCATATATCAACAAACGGTTTAGAAAAGAAACTGTTTAGAAGATTTGAAACAGTATTATCTGGCCATTTTCATAAGAAATCTGACGATGGTCAAATATATTATCTTGGTAGTCCATACGAGTTTAACTGGGCAGACTACAATTGCCCAAAAGGTTTTCACATACTAGATACAGAAACAAGAGAAATAAAACATATACGAAACCCAGAAACAATACACGAAAAAATATATTACAATGATGAAACAAACGATTACTCAAACTTTGACCATTCGAAATACAATGACAAGTTTGTAAAACTGATTGTCGAAAAGAAAAAAGATTATTTCTTATTTGATAAATTTTTAGACGGGTTCTACAAAACGACCGTCAATGATATAAAAGTTGTTGAAGACTTTTCTGACCTAGACGCTTCTACAGTTGCTGATGATATCGCTGAGAGAAGTGAAGATACACCAACACTTTTAGATAATTATATTGAACAACTAGAAACAGATTTAGATAAAGATAAGTTGAAAGTCTTAATGAAATCTTTATATACTGAAGCAGGAGATATTGAAATATGAGTGAGAAACCAGATATGATAGGCAATATCAATATGAGATTAGCAGATATTGAGCCTGTCGATTTAGAAAAAGAAAGATCAGAATTTAAATTTAAGTCTTGTGTTTGGGGACCATTTGTTATGGGTCTCAAACTACCTATGAATTTCATCAATGAACTTGTAGAACGGGCACAAAAGAATAAAAGAAATGACGCCAGAAAGGCACTTG